GATGCAATTGAGGTCAACTATGCCAATGCAATAAGTGTTAACGTTGCTGAAGGTGGTAGTGGAGACTTTGTTGCTGAGGAGATTGTTACAGGTGGTAACTCTAATGTAACTGCTACAGTTAAGTCTTGGAATAGTGCTACACGTCAGTTGGTAGTGTATAATAGGTCTGGTATCTTTAGTATACCTGAGACTCTCACTGGTAATACATCTAGTGCTGCGTGGACTTCTGCTACATATAATACACTAAATAATACTAATGATGAGTCTCAATCTAACTGGGCAATAGAAACTCAGTCAGATGCTATCATTGATTTCTCTGAGGGTAACCCCTTTGGAGAGTTTGGAAATAAAGGAAGTAGTATCTAATGTTAGGCACATATTCATATCACGAAATTATCAAGAAGACAGTAGTCGGTTTTGGTACACTGTTCAATAATATTGAATTGCGTCGTGTGACTTCGGGAAAGACAGAGGTTATGAAAGTACCTCTGGCATATGGTCCTCGTCAGAAATTCTTACAGAGGTTGAATCAAGTAGGTCTTAATAAGACTACTACTCAGATCACCCTTCCTAGGATATCCTTTGAGATACAAGGGTTTAATTACGATGCAACTCGTAAGGTATCTCCTACTCAATACATCAGAAATACACAAGCTGATGGTAAAGAGTTTAAAAGTTTTATGCCAATACCATATAATTTGAATTTTGAATTGGCAATCATGGCAAAGAATCAAGACGATGGTCTTCAGATTCTTGAGCAAATACTTCCAGTATTTCAACCAAGTTTTAATATTACATTAAACCTTGTGCCTACTATGGATGAGAAGAAGGATTACCCTGTGACCCTTGTCTCAATTGATTATGAAGATGTATATGAGGGTGACTACGATACTCGTAGGACTCTGGTATATACCCTACAGTTTGTTGCTAAGACTTACCTATACGGTCCAGTCCAAGACAAGTCTGGTGAGGTTATTAAGAAGGCAATTCTTGACTACTCTACTCAGACTGAGTTAGCACCTAATGCACCTCGTGAAGTTAGATATCAGGTAACACCTGATCCTGTCACTGCTGATGCAGATGACAACTTTGGATTCAATGAATTGACTAGTGAGTTTGTTGATTCCAAGCAATGGAACCCAACTACAGGACAAGATGAAGCAGTTTGATGGGATCGAAGAAGCTTTGGACGTTGAGACATCTCTCGTCCCTAAAAAGGAGTCTAAGATGGAGGTTGTACCAACTACGACTACGGAGCAACTCAAGAAAGACTATGACTACACGAGGGGGAATCTCTACTCGCTTATTGAAAAGGGTCAAGAAGCAGTGGACGGTATCCTCGAAGTGGCTCAGAGCAGTGATCAACCAAGGGCGTACGAAGTAGCAGGTCAACTAATTAAACATGTTGGTGATGTTGCTGATAAACTTGCTGATCTACATAAAAAAGTTAATGAGATAGAGAATCCGAAAGGAGGAACGTCTGATAAACAAGTCACCAACAACACTATGTTTGTTGGTAGCACAGCAGAACTTGCTAAATTCTTAAAGTCTAAGCAAGATAAATAATCTAGTAAAGGTATTCTTTTAAAATGTCAGTATTAAACGTTATTGATACGCAAACAGTAAGTGGTTCGGGTACTGCCTACATCACAGTTAAGTCTGGTGTACTGCGTGTCTTAGCAACTTCAGCATCTTCAATACAAGTAAATGCTGGACCTGCAATCACCCTCGCAGCAGGTGTCCCTGAGTTAATCTCATGTGGCAAACCTGCAAACGCACGAATTGCTTCTGCAACTGGTGCTAATCCTCAAGTTATCACTGTAGAAAGTGGTGGTACTCCTGGTCATAAGTTTGTGACTGGAGACTATATCTCTACTCAGAATGGTGGTGACACAAATTACGCTGCTGCATTTGTTTCTGCTGTAGGTAGTGGTAAAGCAGTTGCTTCAACAACTGATGGTACCATAACTACCAACATAGATTCATCTAGTGCAGGTGGAAACTATGCTAATGCTGATGCACAATTAATCCTAGGTCAAACTCCTCTAGTTAATAGAGCAGTTAAACTGACTGCTGGTAGTGCTGATGTAGTAGTAGAGCAAGTCCAAGTCGTAGGTGGCTAACGTGTCAAACCCTAAAGGCAAATCCGCAGCTCATAGATCCTTCGTCAAGAAGAAGAATCCTGCTATAGATAGACTTAACACCAGACAACATGGTGAAGGAAGTCTAGCTGCAGAAGGTAAAGGGTATCAACCAGAGATTGAACATAGTAAACTGGGTGATGCTGTTAAGAAAAAGAAGAAGAAGGATGACTCAAAGTATCCACCTCATCTTAGAGGAGATGCTATTGGTAAAATGAGAAAAGCATTTGCACACACCAATGAAGAAGTCTTTGGTGAAGAGGGTTATGATCACTGGAGGGATAAGCAATTAGAGAGAGGCACATGGAAAGGAGGTGGTGGATCATCTTCTGGAAGTAGTGGAAAGAAAACCAAAGGTAAAACTGTTTACCAAAAGCAAGCTGAAAAAGAGCACGGTAAAGGTGTTACCGCACTTGATATTGTTAAGAAAAACATTGAAAAGAAACATGGCAAGGGAGCTATTATGAGTACTAAAAAGGAATCATTTGTCCTTAAATCTTTTAAGCAAGTAGTAGATGAAGAAGCAGTAACTGCTGCGGTTCTCGCAACAAAAGCTGCGGTAGTTGGTGCTAAGGCTGCCAAAGTTGGTGCTGTCGCTGCGAAAGGTGCTGCTGCTGTCAAAGGTGGTGCAGGTGCTGCTGCTGGAGCAACCAAAGCTGTCGGAGGGGCAGCTGCCAAGAAAGCATCCGTGGCTGGTACCACTGCTGGTAGTAGTTCTAAGACTGCTGGTTTTGGGCAGAGACTGGGCAAGGCTGCTAAGGAAGGTGCCAAAGATGCTGCTGTTGACCATGTGCAAAAAGGAGTTAGAAAAGCTGCTGGTCCTAAAGAAGAGGATACCAACGAAGAAACATTACATGAGATCTCTGCTGATACTGCACTAGCAGCTTCAAAAGAAGCAGATAAGAAGCGTGGTAAACTAGCACATGCTGGTGATAAGGAAGGTGCTAAGAAGAAGAATGCTCAAGCAGTAAGACTATACAAAGCATCTGCTGCTAAGAGAAAGACAGAAACAAGTGAAGGCACATCTTATGGTCTCTATAAAGGAGATGGTAAACCTAAAGGTGCGATGAAGGATTATCTTGATAAGAAAGCAAAGAAATTATCAGACGAAAAGAAAAAACAAAAACCAGAATATAAAAATAATCCTGCATTCGGTGATTCATCACATCATTCAAATGCTAAGAGCAAGAATGAAGAGTATACTGTTACTAATGCTGACAAGAAAGGTAACACACCTGCATGGCAAGGATACAAGTCAGGTAAGAAGAATGCCAAGACAGGCAAACCTCTATACAAAGCTGCTGACCATGTGAAAGAAGGTCACTGGGAGTATCATGAGAAGGAAGGACTAAAGAAATTTAGCGATTTCATTCAAGAGGGTAACCCTACCACTCGTATGATGCAAAAGTCTAAGTCGCAACAGACTGGTAACATTAGTGCAGACAGAGGTACAGACGCAAAAAAGAATAAAGAGTCCCGCAAGGGGCTCGAAAAAGACCTAAAGAAGAAAGGAATCGGCTACAAGAAGGGAGTCGGTGAATACAAATATGATGATGGATCTAAAGGACGTGAAGTTTCATACCAAACCTCACCAGCTAAAGGTATGAGTAAGCGTCGCTTTGGTAAAGTTATGCGACGATTGGGTCGCAAACATGGACAAGAAAGTGTTATAACTAAAGATAAGGATAAGCCAGCAAGATTACATGACACTGAATCGAAGAAGCCAAAACCTTCTGAGAAGTTAGGTAAGACAAAACCTGGTAAGCATCCTAAAGGATATGGTGAGACATCTGGTACAAAGGTCAGAAGTAAAAACTTATCTAACAAGACAAACAAACCGAGTTATCACTATGGTTGAAGAAAGAAGAAAAGTCTGCAAGTATTGTGGACTGACAGCACCAATAGGTCATGCACGTCCATACACATGGATAGAGAAGCATGAACTGCGTTGTGCATTTCGTAACAAAGATAAATAGTTTGACATTTGTGTTATAATTAATCTAGGATTAAGTAAACTATGGGAATGTTACACATGAGAGAGCAATTATTACGTGCAGTATTAGCACATGCTCAAGGTGAAATCGCAAAGCATCGAGCAAATGTAGAAGTTTATCTGGAACATCCAGCAGGTATTGGAGAGCACTCTGACATCACTGAAGCAATCGGTGTTGAGTTAGATAAGATTGCAAGGTACCATGATCAAGTAGAAGTTATAAATAAGTATTTCAAAGCACCGTCGCAACTCAATTCTTGAAGGACAAAAAAGCAGCAAAATTATTAATTAAGAGATCTAAAGAACATCCTGAGCAGTATACTAAAGCAGAAGTATACTATGCAAAGCAGGTTAGGAAAGCCTTAAAAAAGGAAGCATCTGATACCAAAAAGGCATAAATACTTATGTCGTTTGACACAGTGGAGTTGAAACTATCATGTCCCACTATACGGTTGGCTACCACGATACAAGCCGCAACCACTATGAAATCTGTGAGTATGCCACAGATGCATATGAAGCAATACAGCACAGCAAGGAGGATGTCCCTGGTCTAAGGGAGCATCCTCATTTTATTGACTACTGCACTATGGGGATGGAGCTATGAGCCGCATCACTAAAAATAAGCATGAGATAATGTGGTGGATGAGTCGTCTCACCATCATGGGTACATCTCTAGGGTTAGCATTTAGACTAGCAGCAGAAGCATACGTTTAATGGTAGTCTGGGGTGTTATCTGGATGATCGCAATACTACTCATTGCGGTAGGGGTGGTAATCGTATACATATTTAAGTATGATGATTGGTATCCAAATGGGAAAGATGACACCACCATCTCGGAAGAGTTGTTACAACTTCCGAGTGACGGAAGTAACAAAAGTAGTTGATGGAGATACCATTGACGTGGTAATAGACTTAGGATTTGATATCTATAAGCACGAACGTGTTAGAATAGCTGGTATCGATACTCCTGAGAAGAGGACTAGAGATTTAGAAGAGAAGGCACTGGGAATAGATGCTACTAACTGGATGAAAGGAACGTTAGAAGATACAATCAAAGGAGACAATGAACTTACTATCAGAACTGAACTTAAAGGTGGCATGGGTAAGTATGGTAGGCTTCTTGGTTGGTTATACGTTGGCGATGATGATACATCACTCAACGAACAAATGATTGCTGAGGGATATGCTTGGGAGTATGATGGTGGTTCTAAGAATAAAAACTTCGGAGAGTTAAGAGAGATTCGTAGAGCACAAGGTACCTTACCTGAAGCACCTGATGAGGGTGATCCTTTACCCGAAGTAGGAGACGGATTAACCGCTACTACTGCTGCAAACTTACCTGGATTATACTAATGTTTGGAATGTTAAATGTCGTAGAGGCATGGAATGAGATCAGTTGGGCTGATGCTATTCCATTTACTCTAGTAATAATAGGTCTTTACTGGGTTAAAGTAAAGATAGATGCATCTGTTGGTATCGGTAGAAAGAAACAGAATCAACTGAAGAGAACTATCGTAGAGGCAATAAAAGAAGCCAATGGAACTTAATGATTCTAATGTGATAAATGTACTCAGCGAATTAGCACCATACATCGAAGCTGATGGTGGTTTCTTAGAGTATGTTGAAACAGAAGATAACTATGTTAAAGTTAGATTGGGTGGTGCATGTTCTACATGTGCTATGAGCACTATGACCTTGAAGCAAGGTATTGAACGTAAACTGATGGAAGATATTCCAGATGTTAAAGGAGTTGTACAGGTACTATAATGCCAGAAAAGCAGGAGATATATCTAGGTAACCCCAATCTCAAACGGGCTAACGTTAACACTAACTTCACACCTAAACAGGTGAAGGAGTTTATAAAGTGTAGTCAGGATCCTGTTTATTTTATTCGCAACTATATTAAGATCGTTAACCTCGATCAAGGTATAGTTGGTTTTGATCTGTACGATTTCCAAGAAGACATGGTGAATCGATTCCATGAGCATCGATTCAATATAGCAAAGCTACCACGTCAGTCTGGTAAGTCTACAGTGGTTACTGCATATCTCCTATGGTACGCAATTTTTAACGATAATGTCAACATCGCAATCCTCGCAAACAAAGCAGCCACTGCAAGAGAAATGTTGGGAAGGTTACAACTTTCTTACGAAAATCTCCCTAAATGGCTTCAACAAGGTGTGGTCAACTGGAACAGGGGCTCCTTGGAGTTGGAGAATGGAAGTAAGATCTTGGCTGCTTCTACTTCTGCAAGTGCTGTTCGGGGTATGTCCTTTAACATTATATTTCTGGACGAATTCGCCTTTATTCCGACGCATATTGCTGACGAGTTCTTTAGTTCTGTCTATCCTACTATATCTTCTGGTAAGAGCACTAAAGTTATAATCATATCTACCCCCAAGGGTATGAATATGTTCTATAAACTGTGGCATGATGCAGAGAAAGGACAGAATGAATACACCACAACAGAGGTACACTGGCAACAGGTACCAGGTAGAGATGCAAAGTGGAAAGAAGAGACGATACGAAACACATCAGAGGAGCAATTCAACCAAGAATTTGAGTGTGAATTCCTAGGATCTGT